TGTATTAAATGTTTATAGTCATTTTGACCAAAAACATAATTGGAAAGCCGAAGTTGAAACTGAAGACGGTATAAAGATGACAATCAATGACACTTACGATTTCTGTAAGGTAAGAGAACCATTTTCGCATAAAGTGGATATGGATAAGCGACCATCACATTATGAAGGCAAAGACGGTGTCGATGTAATTGAATTCTTATATCAACAACTACCGTTCGAAGAATTCAAAGGTTTTATGAAAGGCAACATGATTAAATATCCGGTTAGAAGTGGCAGAAAAGACGATGAGATTGAGGACATTAAAAAGGCGAGAAACTATGCTGATAGATTATTAGAAAAGTTGGAGGATGAGTAAATGACATCACTTATTTCAAGGCCTATATTCCCGTGGGAATCAGAAAAACTTTGTATAGGCCATAGAACAAGAATAGTTAGTAAGGAAGAATTATTGATCACTAATTTATTCAAGCAAAGTAATTCGTACAAACAACAACGTAACGAACTCATCAAAGATATAGCTCAGTTGCGTGAGCGTAATGCAGAGTTGGAAAGAAAAGCACAGGCGTTTGATGAGATTGTCAATGCTGTTGATGAAAGCGCTAATTCGTATGAGTTAGTTGCAAGAATAAAATTAGAGGTTTTGAAATATCAAAAATTGGAGCGTGAAGAGTGATGAAAAGATATTATATTGAAATCTACTATACTGGTGTGATTGAAGATACTGTGTTAGCTGACGGTGAAGAAAAAGCTGAATTTGAAGCTCAAGAGATTGCGACGATGGAATTACCTGGAAATATCGATGAGTACACTATTTCAATACAGGAGGACAACGATAATGACTAATCAATTAGATCAATTAGTAAATGCAGTAGAACAATGGAGTATCGATAAAGGGTTACAAAATGGCAATCCAGACAGACAAGCTTTGAAATTTTATGAAGAGGCGGGAGAAGTTGGAGCAGCATTATCTCGTGGACAAATGGATGCATTAAAAGACGGTATAGGCGATACAGTCGTTACATTAATCATATTGGCACAACAACATGATATGACGTTACAGGAGTGTTTACAGTATGCATACGACGAAATCAAAGGGAGAAAAGGAAAGACGATCAATGGAACGTTCATCAAAGAATCAGACTTACAGTAATTCTAAACAGGTCGAATTCGACGGGTTTAAAAATAAAGATATTCTGACTAAAATTCGGGAGGTGCTGGGGAAGTGAATGTATTAGCAATCGTTTTAATTGTAGTTTGTAGTATAGCTCTAGAATTTTTAATAGATTACATGTTTACAAATGCAAGATTAGATGCACTAGCCGAATTAGGTTGCATGGTACTTACGCTAGCAATATTAAGCATTGGATACCATCAAGGTGAATGGCTATTAGCAATATTTGTGTTGGCTACTGTATTGGTTAGAAAAGTCAGACGTCTTAATCTTGGCAAGGAGTGAGTGGGAATGGAAGATAATCAAAATGACAAGAAATATATTATTGAAATAAAGAGTGGACTGTACGTATCAATAGATAAATTTGGAAATGTATACACTTTCACTAAAAACATAGAAAAAGCTACTAAAACTTCTCATTTAGATAGTGCTATGGGTATTGCAGAACGTTGCTATGGTACTGTCAAAGAATACAGAATGAAACATGAAATTTTAGAGGTTGTAGAATAATGCAATATCTAATCACAACATTCACAGATTCAACAGGCATACCGCATAATCACGTCACTAAAGCTAGAGAGAATCAAACTTTCACTGTGGTTGAGGCAGAGAGTGAAAAGCAGGCAATGAAGATATATGAGGAGGATAAGATGATTAAACGAATATTAAAGATATGGTTCACTATAGCAATGTACGAGTTAGGTAAGTACGTGACAGAACAGTTAATTGTTTGGTGGCAGAGTGATGATGAGTTAGATGCGCCGTTAGATTTTACCGACGCAGATCATGCACATCTAAATCGATTGATGAGAGAGGTGAGTAAGTAATGATTGATATTGGTTGTTTTGTTGTTGAAGTGAACGAGGGAGTATACTTAATCGATGGCGAAGAAGATGTGCCATATGTTTCAAATGATAGAGAATTAAAATTAACAAGAGAGCTTAAAAAAGCAACGCAGTGGAAGTATTTAGAAGATGCTAGAGGGTTTAGAAAAATGAGTGGTGGACGTATATTACGACACAAACCTAATTTAGAGGTGGTCGAATGATTTGGGGAGTTATAGCAATTATATTTTTAGTCATCTTATTGTTTGGTTCAATTCTTGAACAGAACGAGTTAAAGCATAAGTTAGAAATGAAAGAGTATGAGATAGAAGTGTTACGTGATAAGTTGAAACATGGAGGGTAAGTATTGTATTCAAAAGAAGCTATTATTAACATGATTGATAATTACCAAATGACGTGTAAGTATTTAGTTACTGTAATACCAGATTGTGATAGTAACTCAATTGCACAGTATGGTATACAAGCTACGTTACCTAAACCACAAGGGAAGAATGGGAGTAAGGTTGAGGACTCTGTTATACGTCGTGAGAGAATGAGTAAACGTCATGCTCAGATGTTAGCAGAAGTAGAATTTATCAATCAATCCCAACAGAAGTTAGGGCATGTTGACTTTATATTCTTAAGTCACTTAAAAAAGGGCAGACGCAGAGATGAAATAATAAAAGACATGCCAAACTCTCGATTAAATAGAACTAACTTTTTAGCACGTAAGGATGACTTAGCAGAAAAAATATACTTGTTACAGTGACGAAAATGACGAAAATGACAAAAATGACGAAAATGACACTATTTTAGAACGGACAGAATTTTTAATATAATGATAGTGCGAAGTATATAATTGCTTAGCGCGTTCGATTGCTTGCGCACATTCATATAAGCAATCACTTAGAGGCTAGCCAATGATTTGGTTAGACCTCATTTTTATATTACAAAAAGGTATTACCGTGAAAGTTGGGGTATATGAGATGAAATATGAAGTGTATAAAATTTCAAATGATATAAACAATAAATTGTACATTGGTATAACATCTTGTGGTTACAAAAACCGATTTAAACAGCATACAAAAGCTGATAGTTATATCGGTAAGGCTATTAGAAAACATGGTATAGAACATTTTAGAATAGAAGTTATCGATATTGCAGAAACAAAAGAAGAAGTTATGCGAAAAGAAATTTATTGGATTGATTACTATGATAGTTATAAAAATGGTTACAATTTAACTATAGGTGGAGAAGGTACTTCGTTAAATTATAAAATAAAAACGAAGTTAAACGAAAAACAAAAACATTTTATTTCTTATATAAAAAAGGAAAATAGTAAACCAATAGACGTAAACGACCATACATCTATGGTAAAAATGGTTTTAATAAATCTAGTACATTGTTATTTAATTTCTGATAATCAAAAAGACAAAAAAGAAAGTGCTAGGTTATTAATTAAATTAAAAACTAATTTACTCGAAGCAGTTTTGAAAACTGGAGTTATAGATAAAAAAGAGTTGAATAGTTGGTTAGCGTAATTTTAATATTTTTTAATTTTGGAGGTGATTTGAGGAGTGAACGCTAAGCAAATGAGAGCAGTATTACTAACAGTTGAAGGCGGTTTAACTCAGAAGCAAATCGCTGAAGAATTAAAAGTCACAGAGCAAACGCTTGTCAACTGGAAGAAAAAACAAGAATACAAAGATGAGTTACTTAATGCAGAACGAGAAATGCTTAAAGGTTTAACCGTGAAGGCAGTTAAGACGATGGAAGATTTACTAACTGCTAAAAGTGAGTTAGTAAGATACAACGCAGCAAGTGACATCTTAGATAGAACAGGTCATAAACCTACCGATAAAGTTGAGGCAGAAGTAATTACTCCTACCTTCGTAAGTGATGTGCCAGCCGATGACTGATAACAAAGTAAGTATCGCTAAAACAATCGGTGGAGGTTACAACAAATTTTGGCATAATAAGAACTTTTACAGAGTTGTTAAAGGCTCGCGTGGTAGTAAGAAGTCTAAGACAACTGCATTAAACTTTATATACAGATTGATGAAATATGAGTGGGCTAACTTGCTTGTAGTCAGACGTTTCAGTAATACGAATAAACAATCAACATATACAGATTTGAAGTGGGCTACTAACCAGTTAGGAGTAACCCACTTATTTAAGTTTAACGATAGTTTACCAGAGATAACGTATAAACCCACTGGCCAAAAGATATTATTTCGCGGAATTGATGATCCGTTAAAGATTACATCAATCACTGTGGATAAAGGGATATTGAGTTGGTGTTGGATAGAAGAAGCATATCAAGTTGAAACCTACGATAAATTTGCAACACTTGTTGAATCTATTCGTGGTAGCGTCGATAGTCCTGATTTCTTCAAACAGATTACAATTACATTCAACCCTTGGAGTGAGCGTCACTGGCTTAAACCTACATTCTTTGATGAAGATACTAAGCTAAACAACACATTCTCATACACGACGACCTATCGAGTAAATGAATGGCTTGATGAGGTTGATATTGACCGTTATGAAGATTTGTATAGAACTAATCCAAGGCGTGCAAGAATCGTCTGTGATGGCGATTGGGGCGTTGCTGAGGGACTTGTTTACGATAACTTTGAGGTTGTTGAGTTTGATTGGTTTGCGAAGTATAAAGAAACGCAGTTGAAAGTACATGCTATCGACTTTGGTTTCACAAACGATCCTACTGCATTAGTTAGTGTGGTCGTTGATTTAGATAATAAAGAACTGTATATCTACGATGAACATTACGAGAAAGCAATGGTCACTGATGAGATATATCAAATGATTGTCGATAAAGGTTTGAAAGACGCAGAGATAAAAGCAGATAGAGAAATGCGTTTGATTACAGAGTTACGCAACAAAGGTATTAGTAAAATTAAAGCAGCGTTTAAACCAGGTGGTTCTATCATGGAAGGCGTTCAGTATGTACAAGGCTTTAAAATATATGTGCACCCATCATGTGAACATACCATCGAAGAATTAAACACATACACATTCGACCAAGACAACGAAGGTAACTGGTTAAACAAACCGATAGATAAGAACAATCACGCACTAGATGCATTGCGTTACAGTCTTGAAGATTTAATATTCAAACGTACCGAAAAAGAAGATGTGAACGATTTACGTCGAATGAAAGGAATGTTAAGAGGTTAATGGATAATAGATATAAAGAATTAGTTAATAAAGCTAGGTTCTCGAGAAATGCTAACGATGACTTTTTAGTCGAAGATATTGACGAACTGCTACAAGAAGAAACACTTCGAGACTTCGTTAATAAGCATAAGCAAGACCAAGTGCCAAGATTAGAAACGTTGGAAGATTATTACCTAGCACGAAATACAGGTATATTGAGCGGTAAGCGTAGACTAGATGATACTAAGTCAGACCATCGTGTTGTACATAACTTTGCTAAGTATGTATCACGTTTCATTGTTGGTTATTTGACAGGTAATCCAATTACGATTACGCACAAAGACGAAAATACTAACGCGAAGTTAATCGAACTAAACGACAATAATGACGCAGACGCAGTTAACAGCGATTTAGCATTGAACTTATCAATTTACGGTAGGGCATATGAGATTGTTTATCGTGACTTTGAAGATAAAGACACGTTCAAGTTGCTAGATCCAAAGAATACATTTGTCATATACGATATGACGTTAGATAAGAAAGTTGTTGCAGGTGTACGCTATTACGAGAAAGAAAACGCTAAAAAGATACCAATTCAACATATTGAAGTATATACCGATACTGATATTCATTACATTCAGATTAACAACGGGAAGTTTCAAACATTCGAAACAGTGCCACATTATTACAATGACGTACCAGTGATCGAATATCTTAACGACCAATTCAAACAAGGCGACTTTGAAAACGTGTTGAGTAAGATTGACGCATACGATAGCGCTCAGTCTGATACTGCTAACTATATGTCAGATTTAAATGACGCAATGTTGGCTATTATCGGAAACATGGAATTAGAGGGCGATGACGCTAAAGCATTCCAAGACGCAAACATGGTACATATCAGACCGTCGATGAATGCGAATGGTAACGAAGGTAAAGCAGATGTTAAATACATCTATAAACAATACGATGTAGCAGGTACAGAGGCATATAAAAGTCGTTTACAGAAAGATATACACAAAGAAACGAATACACCAGACTTAAATGATGAAAACTTTAGTGGCGTTCAATCCGGTCAAGCTATGCAGTACAAGTTGTTTGGGCTTGAACAGTTAAGAGCGATTAAAGAACGCTTATTCAAAAAAGGTTTGATGAAACGTTACAAATTGTTATTTAACAACGTCAACATCGAGAACTTAACACAGTTATCTTACAAAGAAATTGAAATACAGTTTTCTCCTAACTTGCCGAAATCGATGATGGAATCTATTGAGGCATTCAATGCAGTTCACGGTCAGATTTCTGAATCAACTAGCTTGTCGTTACTCGACTTCATTGATGATCCTAACGAAGAACTTGAGAAGATGAAGAAAGAGCGTGAGAAAGAAGAACAGGAATCTGATGAATTAGCATATCCGAACACGTTTGAACAAGATAATCAACTATCAAACGAAAAAGTAGATGATGAAGATGACAGAGGCTAATCAATACTGGATTGAACGTGCACATAACACTATTGATAGCGAAGTAGTACAAGACGCGAAGGTGGTCGCAGAAATAGAGCGTATTATTGCATTAATGTATGCAGAGATAGCAAAAGAGTTGTTATCATTCTACGCTAAATATGCGACGTCTGAAGGCATTTCTATCGTAGAGGCTAAAAAGGCTATCGATGAGTTTGATGTTGTTGCATTCAAAGGTAAAGCTAGAGAGTATGTCGAAACAAAAGACTTTAGCGAGAAAGCTAACAAAGAACTTAAAAAGTACAACACAAAGATGTATGTTTCACGTGAGAAATTGTTAAAACAAACACTCGATTTAACTGTAAAAAAACATGGTTATCGAGTAGAAAAAGAAATCGAAAAAGGTTTAGTTAATGCGATTGAACGCGAAACGAAACGACAATCCGGTATTTTAGGCGATGTGAGTATTAAAGACCGTCACATTAAAGCAATCGTTAACAGTAATTTTAAAGGCGCAACATGGTCAAAACGTTTGTGGCGTGATATGGATAAAGTGCGTAAAGAGGTTGAACGTATAACTACTAACGTGGTTGCACGTGGTCGCCACCCTAACGAATACGTTGCTGAGTTTAAAAAGAAGATGGGCGTTAGTACATACGAGGCTAAACGTTTACTCATCACTGAATCTGCTCGTGTTCAAACGGAGGCGCAAAAGATATCGTATCTCGAGATGATGGGAGAAGATGGCGAATATACTTACGTCGCTAAGCTAGATAACAAGACCAGTGATACATGCAGAGGCATGGACGGTAAAACGTTCAAAGTGAAAGACATGACACCAGGTGTGAATGCACCGCCAATGCATGCGCATTGCAGAAGTACAACAATGCCGAAGATTACGAATTGGCGTGATAAATTCTACGCTAAGAACAAAGGTAAATATTCCGGTAAAAAGTGAGGTGGAAAACATGAGCGTTCAAGAAAGACTTGATAATGTTATCGATGAATACTTACAAACATTTGCAAAAGATCCTAACGATATACTTAACGACAACATGACCGATTTAGAAAAGGTTGAGTTATTAGAAAAGGCAATACAGGAGGGCGACCCTAATGTTAAATTATGATAAGCAAGCTGTTACTGCATTGAACGGTATTTGGGAGGAATTAAGAAAGCTAAACGAAAGTAAGCCGACACCAAAGCCAAAGCGACAAGAACAAAAAGAGAATAAGAAACCGTTTGAACCTAAAAACTTTATTTAGGTTCTTTTTTTATGTCCGAACCATGCTCATGACAATAAAAGGCGCAAGTGTATATAGTCCAAACCATGCAATGACTTAAAACTTATCAAGAGTAAATATACGAGGTGTAATCGAATGGATATCCAAGATAAATTAAAACTCAAATTACAATTCTTTGCCGACGAATCTAATGAAGATGATGAAAGTACCGATGAACAAACTGATGATGAAGGTAAAGTAAAAGACGAAAAGACTTATTCAGAAGAAGAATTTAACCAACGCTTAAACGATGAGTTAAAACGTCGAATGAAACAAAAGGAACAAGAAAAGCAAGACGCCATTGAAGAGGCTAAAAAGCTAGCAAAGATGAATAAAGATCAACAAGAACAATATGAGCTTGAAAAAGTGCGTAAAGAAAATGATGAATTACGCAATAAACAAGCCCGTTATGAAATGCGTGATATTGCTCGAAAAATGTTGAACGAACGTGACATTAAAGCAAATGATGAAATATTAGACTTTGTGGTTTCTACCGACGCAGATGAAACACAAGAGAAGATTGAATCATTCTCTAAAATCTTAAACGATATGGTACAAGCCAAAGTTAAAGAATCGTTACGTCAAGGTTCTCCGAAAAATGTTTCATCTAGCGGTATGTCAAAACAAGATATTTTAAACATTAAAGACGATATGCAAAGACAGCAAGCTATTGCTCGTAATCGTCACTTATTTAACTAAAATGGAGGTTATTAATCATGGCAGAAAACAATTTAATTGACGTTCAAGCGTTAGGCGAGGCTAAGTCAATTGACTTCGCTAATAAAATGGGCGAAAACTTAAACAAATTATTCGAGGCTTTAAACATTACAAATAAAATTCCTATGAACGTAGGTACTGCATTAAAACAATATCGTTTTAAAGTAGATCCAACAGGTAATAACGACGGAATCGTAGCAGAAGGCGACGAAATTCCATTAACTAAAGTTGAACGTGAACAAGTCGACATCACTGAATTGAAATTCAAGAAATTCAGAAAGTCTACATCAGCTGAGGCAGTACAAGCACATGGTTATGATTTAGCGGTTAACCAAACTGACAACGAGCTGTTACGTTATGTGCAAAAACGTTTCAGAACAGACTTCTTTGACATGTTAAGCGCAGCTTTAAACAATAAACAACGTACGAACAAAGATAAATTGGAAGGTAAGAACTTACAAGGCGCATTAGCAAAAGGACGTGCGAACTTATCAGTATTATTAGATACAGAAGTAACACCAATCGCTTTAGTTAACCCTAACGATGTTGCAGGTCACATTGCTGATGGATTAATTAACTCAAACGGTTCTTTCTTCGGCTTAAACTTATTAACTACTTATGTTGGTGTACGTGTAATTGAATTCTCTGATGTACCGGAGGGCGAAGTTTGGTTAACAGTTGCAGAAAACTTAAACGTTGCTTATGCCAATCCACGCGGCGAATTATCTCGTGCGTTCCCATTCGCAACAGATCAAACTGGTTTCGTTGGTGTGTTACATGACATCATCTCTAATCGTTTAACTACTGAGACAATCATGGCGCATGCAATTTCTATGTTCCCAGAAAACATTGACGCAGTAGTTAAAGTTGATATCAAACCAGAAAAGGCACAAGCTGAGACACCGGCTCAATAAATTAAAGAAGGTGCTATCGCATGGATTATTTAAAAAAGGTTAAAACTCGTATTGGATTAACTGATGATTTACAAGATGAGCAGTTAAAAACGATAATCGAAAATGTTGAGGCTGAGCTATTATCACGCATACCAAAGCAACCAGATGACGTTATACCGTCTGAACTAGAATTCATTGTAATTGAAGTATCTAGCAAACGTTATAATCGTATCGGTGCAGAGGGTATGACATCAGAAAGTGTTGATGGTCGCTCAAACAGTTTCGAGGCAAACGATTTTGACGCTTATGATAAAATCATCGACGCCCTTTTCCCGGTTGATACACTTGAGCGCAAAGGTGGTATCAGATTCTATTGAGATACAACAAACGTGTTCAATTTGCCGTCGAAACTAAAGGGGCGTTCAATCCGAAAACGAGTAAAACTGAAAAAGTTGAACGGGTATTTGACCCGATACCATGTAATATTAGCCCGTTATCTGCAGAGAAAACTGTTGTTGAGTTTGGCGACATCAAGAAAGCTATCAATATCATTCGTTTAAACGGTCATTTTGAGGCGAAAGTAACTCATGCCTATATTAATGGTGTTAAGTATTTAATCGTTAAGAAAATCAACTATGAACATGACACAGTGTTCTATGTTGAGGAGGTTAAATAATGCGCATTGATGGTATAGATGAGTTGCTAGGCGCATTGCATACGGCACACGATGACATTGATGATGACGCTAATGAGATATTACGTGAAAACGCAAATGAATTTGTAGATGACACTGTTTTAAGTGCAAGAGAAAACTTTGTTAAAGGTTACTGGACTGGTAATCTAGCACGACAAATTGAAAGCGCGAAAAATGGGCATTTAGAATATGAGGTTACTTCTCAAGCAGGTTATAGTGGTTTTGTTGAATATGGTACGAGATATATGGAACCAGAAACGTTTATGAAACCAGTATATGAGAAATTTATAACTCAAATAAACGAAGATTTTGAACACCTTCTAAACGGTTAGGAGGTGTTTTTTATGCAATCAGCTAAGCTACAGTTATTTAACTATTTATATGAACGATTTCAGTCATTGGAAGTACCGGTAATTGAAACAAAAGAATTGAACCAAGAATTAACATATCCATTCATCGCGATTCAAACAGTAAATGACCATATCTCACGCTTAACTTTCGATAGTTTCAGTGGTTACCCCAGTGCCACCGTGCACATATGGTCATTAAGTGATGATAAAGGCGCGAATGATGAGTTATATATGCAGGTTCAAAATATATTATTGAATGATATTTCATTAGATGGTTACACGTTAACGCAACCTAACCTAACAGTTAATGAAATGACTGTTATAGAAACAAACCAAGAATTATTACACACAGTTATAAACATTGAATATAACGCACACTAGCAACTCGTTTAGTCGAGTTGTTTTTTTTATTACTATAAATTGGAGGTATTAATCTATGGCAATTAAACAGGGTACTGATGAATTAATTTTACTTCGTCCGGTTGGCGCTAAAGAGGACGCTGACAAAGTAATGTGGATTACAGAAATGGAACGTGAAACAGAAAAAGACCGTGACACAGAGGCAACTATGGACGGTTCTGTTAATAGCGGTGGTTCTTTAGAAAGTACAGTTACATGGACTTGCTACATGAATCATGATGACACGTTAGCAGATGAAGTTGAGGACGCTACTGAGGAGGATATACCTTATGAAGTTTGGGTAATCAACAAACGCGTTCAAAAGAACGGTAAATATAAAGCTGAATATAGACAAGGTTATTTCAATTCGATCACTCGTTCTAACGAGGCTGATGGTATTGCAGAGTTTGAAGTTGAATACGGCGTTTACATGAAGAAAATTCGTGGTTGGGCTACATTACCGGACGTTATCGAGCAAAACAAAGCTCAATACGGTTTCCACGATACAGTTGCAAGTGATCCGGCTAATGACGGACTTGCCGAAAGTATTCCGCAACCAAACGAACCATCAACAGCTACTAAACCAACATCAGACAAATAATTATGAGGGCTTAACGCCCTCCTTTTTTATTAAATAAACAAATTAAAGTGAGGTTATTACATTATGCATATTAATTTTAATGGTCAAGAATTAGAGATGTCTTTCGGATTGAAGTTTTTAAATGAAATTGATAAAGAATTAGGTTTTGATGTTGAACAAATGGCAGTAGGGCAAGGTTTAAACTTATTAGTACCTAACTTACGCACTAATAACATTGCTGCATTATCAAAAATTATTAGAGCTTCAGTATCACATCATAAAAAATACCCTAAAACTGATGAAGAATTAGAAGTAGTATTAACCGACATTATGGAAAATAGTGATATTTCTGATTTCTGCGAAGAAATTTTAAATGAACTGGGAAAGAATGTGTTAACCCAAAACCTAGTGCCGGACGAGTACAAGAAGAACAAGAAGAAAAAATAAATGACGATGATGTAATGACTTATGATCGTGTAGTTGTTTTATGTATGAGTAAGTTGAAGATTTATGACTTACAACGTATAGAACTTCTTACATTGCGTGAGTTTAATTATCGTATGTACGCACTTGAATATGAACAACTTGATAGAGATATGGAAATGTACAAACTTGCCTTTGCTATACGTGATGCGCAAGCAGAACAAAAGAAAAAAGGCGGTAAAAAAGGTGAAATGGAATACAAATTCAGTAATGCCGATGAAATTATCGATTATCAAGCGAATGTTAAACGTCTTAATAAAGGCGAACCGCTCAAATTCGGTAGTGAATCTAAGTTTGAAGATAACAAACCAAACAAAGACCTATTACAAATGATCGCTAACTTTAATAAAAAATAGATTGGAGGTGTGTGGAACGTGGCAGATTATCAAATTAGTACGACTTTGAAGGCTGATACAGATAAATTTAAGCGTGAGTTTAGGAAAGCTATCGGCGATACAGAACACTTTAAAGCAGTTGCTGAGAGTATCAAAGATATTAAACTAGACGCAGATACTGCAGGTGTTACAAAAGGTGTTAATGAGGCTAAAAAAGCAATTGAAGAATTCGAAATGTCAGAGGCAAACGCTAAATTAGATATTGACTCTAGTCACTTACGTGAACAAGTTAACCAAGCTAAAGCGATTATCAAGTCATTTGATAATGTTGAGGCAGACGCTAATTTAAAAGCAGATATTACGCAAGCCGTTACAAATATCGCAGAGTTAGAGCGTTATATTGAACGAATTGATAACGATAGTCCAGACGTAGAAGTTAAAGCCGACGTTTCTAAAGCGAACGCACAAATCAGATTGTTACAAGCAAATCTTAAAACAATCACAAGTCATCACTATAGTGCGAATTTAGACGCAGACGCTACTAGAGCGAGAGAACAAATCGCTATAGTTAAAAAGTCGTTAAATGACTTTGCTCGACAACGCGCTAAAGCTAAACTTGAAGTTGATCAAAGAGCTGCAGTCGCTCAAATTCGTATCTTTAAAGCGATGTTACGTTCAATACCTAACGTTGTACGCACACGGCTTGTTGTTGATGAGAAGAAAGCTGTTGGAGGCTTAAAAGCATTTCATCAAGGTTTAGAAAACGCTAATAATGTATTAGATACTGTGGCGAATGACATTCGTACATTCGGTACTGTATTCAGTAACATGATAAAAGGCGTCATGTTATCTAACATCTCATTACTTGTTCCGGCAATTGCGAGTATCGTTCCAGCTTTAATGGCAGTGTTAAATGCAGCAGGTGTTGTTGCTGGTGGTGCAGTTGGCATTGCAGGAGCATTTGCAACAGCAGGTGCAGGCGTGGTTGGCTTTGGTGCTATGGCAGTATCGGCGTTGCAAATGGTCGAGAATGGTACGTTACAAGCAACCAGTGAGGTCAAGAATTATCAAAGTGCGCTAGACGGTCTTAAATCAACATGGGAAGGCTTAATCAAACAGAATCAAGCAGAGGTATTTAATACATTAGCGAATGGCGTTAATACTGCTAAGGTAGCGTTAAAAGGCTTAACACCATTCTTGACAGGCGTTTCTAAAGGAATGGAACAGGCAAGCGCTAAAATGCTCGATTGGGCTAAAAACTCACAAGTAGCACAAAAATTCTTCCAAATGATGGGTACTACTGGTGTTAATATCTTTAACAATATGTTAAATGCGGCAGGTCAATTTGGCAGTGGCATTATTAGTGTGTTAACACAATTAGCCCCATTAGCTGAATGGGTATCTCAAGGATTCGTTAAAATGGGCGCAGCATTTAATAAATGGGCGCAAAGCACAGAAGGCCAGAACGCTATTAGATCATTTATCGAATATACGAAACAGAATTTACCGTTAATCGGTCAGATTTTCGGTAATACGTTCAAAGGTATATTCAACCTAATGAAGGCATTTGCACCTAACACGCACATGATCCTTTCATCATTAGCGCAAATGTCTGCTAAATTTGCAGAATGGAGCGCTACCGTAGCAGAAAGCGACGGCTTTAAACAATTCATTCAGTACATTCAAGAGAATGGACCTAAGCTCGTTACTTTAGTCGGTAATATTATAAGAATACTTATTGCGGTTGGTACTGCAATGGCACCATTAGCTTCAGCAGTCTTAAACGTTGCAGTAGCAATTACAGGCTTTATTGCTAAGCTAACTGAGGCGCACCCGGCAATCGGTGCGATTTTGGGTGTACTTGCTACGTTAGCAGGTATATTTATGACGATTGGGCCGCCTATTTTATCTGCGATTGGTTTCATTTCTAAATTTGCGATGGCATTAACAGGAGCGGAGAGTGCAATAGCAGCGTTTTCTGCTATAGGCGGTGCTTTAATGACTGCTTTGGAAAGTTTAGCAGCTGCATTTTCGTTGCTGCTAAGTCCTATAGGTTTAATAGTCGCAGCAGTTGCAGCAGTGATTGCTATATTCGTCGCTTTATGGAACTCATCAGAAGTAGTTAGAGACGCGGTTTCAAGTGCGTGGAATGCTATAGCTAGCGCCGTAGGTTCTGCGATTCAAGCGGTCATCAGCTTTTTAGGTGAATTGCTTGCACGTGTACAAGAGGTGATGAGACCATTAGTTCCAATATTCCAAAATACATGGAACCAGATTGTTGCAATTGTTGAAACGGCTATACAAGTTTTAGGACCAATCATCGCGCAAACGTTTAATACTATTGTCACTATCGTTAAAGTGGCGTGGGAAGTCATCAAAGCAGTAATAAAAGTGGCACTTGAAGTTATCATAAGTACTGTTACTGCATTACTTCAATTACTTTCGGGTGATTGGCAAGGTGCATGGGAAACAATTTCAAATGCAGGTGCTCAAATATGGCAAACTATCGTAGATATGGCTAAAAACATTTGGCAAATTTTAGGTGACTGGTTATCCAACTTATGGAATACGATTGTTACTCAATTCCAAACTGTTTTAGGTCCATTAATCGGGATTGCTATGACTATTTGGCAAGGTATTGTCAATGTAGTTATGACAGTAGTTACTACATTAGGCTCTTTCTTAGCCACTTTATGGCAAGGGATAGTAACAGTAGCATCAACAATCTGGACAACGTTGGTCACAATTGCAATGACAATTTGGACTACTTTAGTTACAACAATCACTACAGTTGTCACAACCTTAGGTACAATATTATCTACGATCTGGACTACAATCGTTACTGTAGCATCGACGATTTGGACAACATTAGTAACTATAGCAACGACAGTATGGACGATGTTAGTTACTACAATTACAACAATAGTAACGACTTTAGGAACTATTTTATCGACAATTTGGACGACTATAGTCACAGTGGCGTCTACTATCTGGACTACGCTTGTTACGATAGCTCAAACAATTTGGACAATGTTAATCACTGTTATTTCTACTGTAGTTCAAACAATTGTTTCATTCGTTACAGCAGGTTGGACAATGTTAAGTACAGTTACGTCAACAATTATGAGTACAATCTCATCAATCATTTCATCTATTTGGAATGCGATTGTTAGTATCGTAAGTTCTGTAGTGTCTGCTATAGTTTCATTTGTATCTGCTGGTTGGTCATCATTGATGAGCGTTACAAGTTCAATTATGTCGTCTATTTCAAGCGTGATATCAAGTGTTTGGTCATCGATTTCTAGCTTTGTATCAAGTATAGTCTCAGCCGTCGTTAGTTTCGTGCGTAATGGTTGGAACAACATGCTCAGTGCGGTTTCAAGCGCAATGCACGGTATCATTAGCGCGGTTATGAGCGGTATGTCTAGCGTAGTTAGTAATGTTAGAAGTGGTGTATCAAATGCAGTAAGTGCTGCACGTAGCTTTGTCAGTAGCATGATTTCAGTCGGTAAAGATTTAATACAAGGTTTAATCAACGGTATCAAATCAATGGCAAGTCATGTTGCGTCAGTTGCTAGAAACGTAGTAAGTGGTGCAGTGAACGCAGCTAAGAGTGCACTTCATATTGGTTCGCCATCTAAATTATTCCGTCAATATGGTATATGGACTATGGAAGGTTTAGGAATCGGAATCAACAAAGAAGGTAAAAACGTTGTTAGTGGTATGGGCTCAATGGCTACTGATATTACTAAAGCGTTTAACTCACAACTTGCGATACCAGATATTCAAAGCAACTTACAAAAAGCTAACGCTAATTTAAATACACAAATCAATCATAAGCATACATTTGAAACTAATCCGTCCAAGCGATTAGTTAAAGTCGAGTTCGATCTTAACAATGAAGCTTTAACAGCTATTGTTAATGGCGAATTAGCTAAACAAGATTCTATGTTTACATTTTAGGAGGTCGTTCAATGGATATAGAAATTAAAAAGAAAAACGGTAAAAAATACACATTGGGCGACTTCGGTTTTAAAGTAACCAATGTGAATATAGAAAGTAC